CCAGCCGGTATTTGGTTTGTGCTGCCAGCAGGGCGGCGTAGAATATCTCTCCGCCGTCGCTCCCGGCAAAATGCACTTTGATGTTGTTATCGAACAACTCGCGCACCCCCAAACCCATCTTCAAGGACGGTGCAGGATGTGGAGTTTTCAAACTGGTTCAGGATTTCGGCGGCGATGTCCTCACAGGAGCGCCGCCCAAAATGACAAGCGCCATCCTCATCCCCATACTTGGAGAGAAGATAGCGCTTGATTGCATTCTGTTGGCTGATTATTTCTATTTCACGGTTTGCATTGTGAACTGGAAACTCTGCCGTAATAAAAAAGATATGACGGTGTGAGTTTTTGAGATATGCGAGTTCCCCATCAGCCTCCGGCCAGCAGTGAAAGCCCTCCATCTGAAGTGCGCATATCACATACTGTGTCATGCCGCATCCTCCAGACGGTACGCAAAGCCCATGTCCTTGAGAACGTCCACGAGGGTGGTTGCGTCCTGTTCAGACAGGTTAGGCACAATGACGGTCTTTTTTCCACCGGGCTGGGCTGTCTGCACCTCATCGGATGCGGGTGAAACGCTGGGCTGCACCCCTGCATCCTGCGCCGGGACTTCCGGTGCAGGGGCGGCGGCGGGTTCCTCGGACTTGGGCTTTGCCTGAACCCCAGAATCAAAGAAATTATTGATATAGGGTTCAGAGCCGGGAAGCTCGTACTCGTGGCCGCTCTCTGCAAAAGATGCAACCAGTGCGTCAACCTCATGCTGGTCGAAACCTGTCACCTCAACATCAAAGCCGGCAGAAAGATCCTGCAGGACGGCAGACAGCTTTTCATTGTCCCACTGGCCGCTGATTTTGTTCAGCGCCAAATTCAGGGCCTTTTCGTCCTCAAGGGACAGCTGCACCACACTGACATCCACTTCTACCGCGCCGGTCGCCGCCAGCACTTTCAAGCGCTGGTGACCACCAATCACGTTGCCAGTCTTCTCATTCCAGATGATAGGCTCAACACAGCCGTACTTTTCGATTGACCGGGCAATCTTCTGATATTCCAGGTCGCCGGGCTGCAAATCCTTTCTCGGATTGTAGGGTGCTGCATTGAGCAGGCTGATAGGTACTTTTCTGATTTCCATGAATTGCTCCTTATAATGACCTGCTTTCAGACAGCCCCAGCGGCGAACCGGGGATGACTGGAAGCACGATTTCCCGCGCAAAGGAGCAACGCGGGGCGAAAAATCCTCCTTCCCATAAAAATGGCGGCGCACATCAGATGATCTGCACCGCCCGGCTTTGTTTAGGATTTTGTAGCATAATAATATCATGCCTTGCGCCTTGCGTCATCAGAAAGCATTGGAAAGCATTCGTACCGATTGGAAGTCATTGGAACCCATCAGAAGCCATTGGAAGTCATCTGACAAACTACGCTTTCCACCCGTGGCAGGCAAGCAAAAGAAAAAGCCGCTGAATCAGCATTTTCACACTGAAGCAGCGGCCTTTTGAATTTGGTTCAGGCTATCTTTTTGAGGTAATTATATGCCATCTTGCACACTCCGGCTTCGGTATAGTACCGTCCGAGTGTCCCTGCGATCTCTGCCCATGAGCGGCACCGCACGAAACGGAGCCTGAAAATCAGGCGCATCCGCGGGTCTGAAATCGACACGCAGAATTCTTCTATTTCTGGAAGCACCCTCTCGGCTTCGGCTTCAAGCTCTTTGATGCCGGCATCCAAATCTGCCAGGTCTGCGGCCAGATCACCAACCTTGTCACGAACACCGGGAGTATGGGGCATTCCTGACAGTGACGGGGATGCTGGCCCCATCTTCTGGCACATGTTCTCGTAGATTTCTTTGTCCTCATCAATCTGCTTGCGAAGCGTTAAGTATCTGGACAGCTCTTGCACCGTCATACCTGACCTCCAGTAATATGTGCACGGCCTCCAATTTGTAGAGGTGCTACCTAATTATTTTAGCACATTTTACGGCAAAAATACAGGTCTTGCAGTCGGATTATTTACGGATGAACGGGCAATCCACGCCCAGCCAGATAGGCGGCTGTCCATTGCCGATCACCGAGAACCACAGCCGCCCGGTCAGCAGGAGCTTGATGCGCTCCCATAATGTAAGATGCCAGCAGGAGATCACCTGTCCCTCTCCCCGGAAAGCTGGAAGCGCTTCGCACTTGTCTTCCATGCCCTCCGGCGGGTTATAGGTGATGTTCTGCTCACGGAATGGAATAGGAGTCATGCGCTTTCCTTTCTGGCGCGAATCGTCACGCCCTTGGGGGTGATCGTCACGACCGCATTCAGCGCCCGCGCCGCATCCACCATCGTGTCCATCCGAGGATTTCCGTAGAGTTCCCTGTAGCCCATCAGGTTCCGTGCAGTATGCGGGGACAGCCCTGACTTCCGGCTAAACTCGCTGAGGGTCATCCCCCGGAGCTTGCGAATCTCATTCAGTGTCATCATCGGCCCTCCTAAGCGCCACGCTTTCTTCTTTCAGCCAGTCCTTGATGCAGTGGAAGCAATGTTCTCTGCTCCGGCAACGGCTCGTCTGCTTCCGCTGGACGAATTCACAGAGCAACTGGGTGAAGTTTTCCCGGATGTCTGCATCCGACATGGAGCGGATAAAGTCACCGTTGGTCATTTCTGCGGTTCCTCCATCAGCTCCATCAGCCGTTCTTTGGCGCGGGTCAGCACATCGATTTGCCGCCGGGCTTTCTTCTGTGCTGCCGGCATGGCCGCTTTCAGCGCCGGGGAGATTGCATTGAACACCGCCCCCGCATACCCCGGCATATTGGCTGTGCGCTCTGCATCGGAGATCAGCTCCTGCAAATCAGTGAGGAGCTGGACATCTTTTTGAAAATTTGACATCAGGCATCCCCCTTTATACATTCTGAAAGCGGTTGAAGCACTGGACGTTGTTGCAGAAGCGCTCTGTCCCAACAATTTTCAGCGGCTTACCGCAGTATGCGCAAAAGGTCGGACTCAGCTTCACGCTTATCGACCGCGGCGTTTCGGGTTCACTTTTCGTCCCACCATGCTGCATCAGGTTGATGCCGCACATGATGGAGCCGGGTTCAACTGCTTCCCAGCAGTACGCCCTCGCCTTGCATATAGAACAATCTCTCATATTGCCATCACCCCACTTAAATCAGGAATGCAGGGATGAGAAGAAACCAGAGGTATCTTCCATCCCTTGTCACATAAACAGAAATGGAGATTGCAACGCACACAGCAATCCACTTTATGACATCGGTAATCTGAATCCACTTCATTCCGAATCCCTCCTTTCCTCCACATAGCACCAGCTCTGCGGCGCTTCATACAGGGTGCAGCCATTGACTGCACAGGTGGGCGGCTCCATATAGTTGCCAGACGGTTGATAGTTCTCGCAGTCTGCATTGCCGCAAACACCAGTCCCGTTCATGCCACAGAAACCGTGGCGGGAAAAGTCCTCCAGCTTGAGCGGCTCCTCGTAGAGCTTCAGCTGAGAGATCTGCCAGCCGTATACCGGCTCACCCTGCGCATACTTTACGATTTCATCAAGGGTCAGGCAGCTTTCATACAATGCAGGGAAGCGCTTGATGCTGATGCCCTTGCCGATCGGCCTGAACACATCAAATCCGATGCAGACGAACTCACCGAAAACAAGGCCGCTCCCACGACCGCCATCCATGGTCTCATAGATATAAACCTTGAACGGCACTTCCAGCTTCGGGCAGGTCTTGCGGACCTCAACCGTCTTGCGCCCCCGCCGGATCAGGTCACACCACTTGGGCTTGATGCTGATAAGGACTGCTTTCATGTGCTCACCTCTTCTTCCAAATATTTTTTATCGTAAAACATTCCGTCCTCGGAAATGTCAAACTCCTCATGCTCCCAGTATGCGCCGCAAAAACTGCCGCATGATGCTGTCATCGAATTTATGGGACCGGCATCGGTGACGATGTACCGTTTGGACAGTTTCCCGTTCATCAGAACTTTGTAATCTCGTGATGTCTGATAATACTCGGAAACTATAATTTCCCCGCCGCACAAAGGGCATCGAGCACGGATTGCTTCTTTCACTTCCTGTCCACCTCCGCGCACGCCTTGCGGCACATCTCGCACTTTTTGTACGGTTCATCAAGCCAGCAGTTGAATAACAGGCACTTAGCTTTTCTATATTCCGGCGGTGCCTTATTTCCGTGTGTCTGGGTACGAATTGCATGGTACTTGCACACTTCTTCTCCCCAAAAGTCCCCACCGAAACTGCATTTTCCATATTCCGGTGACACTTCATGCGAAACTGTGATGGTTTTTTCTTTCATTGCTTTTCTTCCTCCGGCGGCTCCAGCAGCGGTACCCACAAGTGTCATTGCTTCCGCCCTCATTCATGGTACATACGCTTGTTGCGGTCCCACTTCATCGTGACCGGGTTGCCGCACTTGCAGGGCACCGTGATTTCGGGGTCTTCCAGATTGGTGCGGCCGTGGGCTTCAAAGTCACAGCAGGGGCAGGTGAACTCATACCGTGTCAGGTTGTCCAGCTGAACTTCCCCGCCGCAGCGACAGGTCACGCTGGCGCTGGGTTCCCGCAGGAAGCGGCCAAATACGTCGCCGCATTTCGGGCAACGCAGGCGCAGGACACCGTAGGCCGTGCCCTTGTGGATTTCTTTCCGCTGGACACGCTTAGGCTCTGCCCCCGCAGGGGGGCTTGCCTTTGCCTTTTCCGGGATGCCGCCGCTCAGCGCGCAGGCGGTAGCATTGGCGCTGACCTCCTGCAATGCCCGGCTCAGGTCAGACTTGATGCTGTGGATTTCTGCCGCATCCGGGGCGGCCTTGAGTTCTTCATGGCGCAGGCAAAAAGTAATCAGGCTCAGCTTCACAGCGCTCTGCTCCAGACGCTCCAGTGCAGAAACAGGGATAGCCCCCATAGTTTTCTCATTCATCGTTTTCAGTCCTTTCTTCATTTTTCTTGCAGTCCTGAACGGCATTGCAAGGTTCATCACAGGTTTTGCAGCACTTATCACAGTTTGGGTGTGCCGCCTTGCAGTAGTCACAATCCGACCACTTCTTTTCATCGGGGCCGTACTCCCGGAAAATCTTGTGGGTGCCGTCCCGCAATGCCTGCTCATCGTCGCTGATCTCATACCCCAGCGCCGTCAGCATTTCATAGGTGGCATCCAGTGTCGGATTTTCCCGATAAGAGTACACATATTTCTGGCGCTCAACATTCCAGTCCTTACTCCAGTAACCGCAATAGCTGCTGTCCATCGAAGAATAGGCAAGTGCCAGCAGCACCTTTTCCGGCATTGTACCGTAGACCCCATCTTCATCCAGAATTTTGTACCAGTCCTTGCCGGAACTGTCCACAAATTCCTGCGACAGCTCCACACCGAGGATGTTTCCAATCAGCGTCAGGTCTAAATCAAAATTATCGTCTGCGGCACAGGCCATGTAGCGGGCAATAGCCGGGAAGCCCTTTTTGCAATCGGTAGGAGTCAGCTCCACCACGAATTCACGGCGGAGATTGAACATAAGTTCCGTGATGTTGTGGAAACTTTCCCCAATCATGCGTTCTTCCTCGCGGGCGGCATCCCGCTTTGCCTTTTCGGCATCCTCTGCGGCCACATCACGGGTCTTGTACAAATCAATCTGCCCACTGCTCACCTTGTAGAAATACTGGACATGATCTGCATCTTCCGGCACAACAACATCTTTGGTGATGTTCCACTTGCTGTACCCGGTAACGTGTTCGTGGGTCTGATAAGTAGCATTCGGGTCTTCAATTGCAAATTTCTTGAGGTCTGCAATCCATTCAGCCTTGCGGTGTTCCCACTTCTGATTTTCCAGAACTTCCTGCATCACCCGGCGGAAGTTCTGAGTGCCAAGAGCTTCCAGCGCCTTATTTTTGTCCTCAACGCTCTCAATCTTATCCAGCTCTGCGTAGTCCGAAAGAGTGGCACCGCGAAGTTCTGCCCGGCAGAACGCATCCCGGTCAAGAGAAAGGAGCTTCACCCTGCGGCGGATGGTGGACTGGGAGAAGCCAGACTTGGATGCCACCTGCTCTACCGTATCGCCCAGATCCAGCATCAGCTGGAAGCCCTGCGCCTGCTCATAGGTAGTCAGGTCACTACGCTGCATGTTCTCAATCATCATGGTTTGCAGCTGTTCCCTTTCGTCCATTTCCACGACCACGCAGGGCACTTCAAACAATCCTGCCTGTTGTGCGGCCGCGGCCCGGCGATGCCCGATGATGATGGTGTAGTCATCGCTGGACCACACAGCCTTGGGTGTCCATGCTGCCGCTGCTGCGGCTCCGCCCTCGTCAACGCACTTCGCAATGTACTCCCGGCTGTTGAGGTAGTGGCCGGGGATAACGGTCAGGTTCTGGAAGATGCCGTTCTCTTTGATGCTGGCGGCAAGTTCCGTCAAATCCCCCAGTTCCTTGCGGGGGTTGTCAGGGTGCGGATGCAGTCTCCTGCACGCAATGTTCGTGATCTCTGCCATGATTTATTTTCCTCCATGGTTTCAGAAAAATGTGAGCTGCCCGGTCTTGGTCTCACACAACGGCGGTGC